TGGGACTACAACATGGAGCAGGTATTGAAATGAAAAAAGATGGATTGCTGTGGTTTGTAGAGACACTACACGAGGCAAGGCGGCAGAACCGCGACGATCTCAAGCGCGCACGGGCAAAGGTAGACGCCTTGGCAGAGCGCGACGTGGAGCTAACCGCCAAGATTGAAAGCATGGAGCAAGTTTTACAGAAAAGGGGTGCGGCATGAATTGGGACGCGTTCAGGATGGGGTTAGACCGGAACGATATTGAAGAGCTGAGCGACTACATCAAGGAACTGCAGGGAGCCAGGGCGCACGTAACCCAGGCCATCGAACACCTGCAGGAAGAGGATGCAGAGATCGACATTGAAATACAGCGCACCTACCAGCGCATCAAGAAACTAAAGGAGGTGGCAGCATGAGAGAAAGCCATGACGATTGGGATGTTTGCCAAGCATGTGGCGAACTAGTAGAGGCCGGAGATCCGGGATGTAGATGCGACATGCTCCGGGATTATGAAGAAGAAAAGGGGGACTTCCTTTTTCACAGTAAACGAGACCGCGAGGCGGAAGAGAGGACGATATGAGCGAAACAGCCACTACATACGAACTGGAAGATGCCCGAAAGGAAAGGGCGGTGCAACCAATCACGCCAATGACCCTGTTGCAATCCGCCCAAAACACCAACGCAAGCATCGAGCAGATGCAGCAACTCATGGAGCTGCAGATCCGCTGGGAGCAAAACGAGGCACGTAAAGCATACAACGAAGCGATAGCCGCGTTCAAGTCTGAAAACGTGCATATCTATAAGGATAGCGTTGTAGATTTCACATCCCCCAAGGGGCGCACCAACTACGCACACGCGAACTTGGCAAGCATCGTTTCGGCGGTAACACCTCTTTTGTCCAAATACGGCTTGTCTCACAGCTGGGAAACCCAGCAGGACGGAAACACCGTGCAGGTGTCGTGCAAAATAGCGCACCGCCAAGGACACTCCGAAAAAATCTCCCTGTACGCAGCTCCGGATAATAGCGGCAACAAAAACAGCATCCAGGCTATCGGCTCCACGGTTACCTATCTGCAGCGGTACACCCTGGTATCCGCCCTTGGTCTGGCAGTGCACGAGCAAGACGACGATGGGCGGATGGGGCAGCAGGAACCCACCAATAGCGCTCCCGCCAACGATGGCACTCTGTCGGACGAGCGTTTCAAGCAGCTCAAGCCCGCGTGGGAAAAACTCATAAAATCCAAGGCTAAATCCGTGCAGGACATTATCGGCGCGGCAAAGGGCAAGGGCATTGTTATGACGAATGAACAGATACAACAACTGGAAAGGATCAAATGATGGAAAAAATGCGTATAGAGAATTGCATACAGGGATCGCAAGAATGGCACGCACTGCGTGCTAACCACTTCACCGCGTCCGATGCGGCCGCAATGATGGGTGAGAGTAAATATAAAAGCCGGAATCAACTCCTGGAAGAGAAGGCCACCGGCAAAACCCCGGAAGTATCCGAAGCAAAACAGCGGGTATTTGACCAAGGCCATGAGGCGGAAGATGCGGCACGAACTACCCTAGAAATGGAAACGCTGGACTACTACCCGCCTGAAGTGGCTACACGCATGGTCGAGGGTTTGCCCCTGCTGGCTTCGTTCGATGGCTGCAACCTTGAAGCGGGTGAACTATGGGAGCACAAGCTGTGGAATGAAACCCTGGCGGAGAATGTGCGCAATAAAACCCTGGAGCCGGAATATTACTCCCAGCTTGAACACCAGTTGTTGGTAGCAGAAGGGAAGGCAGACCGGGTGATATTCACCGTATCGGACGGAACCATGGATAAGCGCGAAACTATGGTTTACACCTCCGTACCCGAGCGCCGCGAAAAGCTCATTGCCGGGTGGCACCAGTTCGCAGAGGACCTTGCCAACTACAAGCCCAAAGCCAAGCAGGAGCAAGTAGAAGGTAAAGAGGCTGACGGTTTCCCGCTGGTCAAATATGAAGTCCACGGCACCGCCATTCACTCCAACCTGCGCGACATCCTCCCCATCGTGAAGGAACGCGCAGAGGAAGAGATGGCCCGTCCGCTGGAAACGGATCAGGACTTTGCGGATAAAGAAAAGCAGGTCAAAGCGGTCAAGGCAGCGCGTAAGCACTTGAAGGAAACATCTGAAGAAGTAAAGGGCGAGTTTGTTTCGTTTGCTGAGTTTTCCTCCCTGGCTGCGGAAATGGATAGCGTGCTGCAGAAGCTCCAGAGCCACGGCGAGAAGGCCGTTAAAGATGCCAAGGCCGCGAAGAAGCGCGAGATTGAGATGTACGCGAAAGACGCGCTTACCGCGCACATCGTGAGTGTGGATGAAAAGATTGCCCCCCTGCACATTGAAAACATCATCGACATTATCCCCGATTGGGCCGGTGCCATGAAGAACAAGCGCACCCTCGAATCCCTGCAGAACGCAGTAGACGAAGAACTGAGCCGGGTGCAGATCGAGATTGCGCAGGCGGTAAAAACCATTCGGGCAAACAGGGAATATGTCATGTGCAGAATGGAGGGGTACCACTTTCTGTTCAACGACATGGAGCGGATCGTCAACCAGCATCCAGAAGGCTTCAAGGCCCTGGTACAGCAGCGTATCGCAGACTACGAAGCGGAGCAGAAGGAAAAGCGCTACCGCGAGAAGCTGGAGCGCGAGGAACGCGAGGAGGCTGAGGCACGGCGCAAGGAAGAGGAGGAAGCGGATGCCAAGCGCAAGGAAGAAGAGCGTGCGCAGGAGGTTAAGACCGAACCGGAGGATACCCATGAAACACCGGCAACGAATGCACAAACGCCTGCTGAAATGCCAATACCTGAGAAGGCAACTACGGGCGAAGCGTACACGCTTATCGATGAAATAGAAGCGTGGGCGCAGCGACACCAGTTAGAACCATCATCCTTGCGGGAGCTGTTCCAGATTATCCGCAGGCATTATGCGAAGGAGGCAGCTTAATGGAAAAACGCTGCACGAAATGCGGGGAGGCTAGGCCGCTGGAGGAGTTTTGTGTCGATAAAACAATAAAGAGCGGACGCTCCTCTCGGTGTAAAGAGTGTCGCAGGGAATATCTCCGGGAATGGAGGGAGAAAAATCGCGGTAAATTGTTAGAACGTTCGCGCCAATGGGTAGCGGAAAACCCTGAAAAAAGGCGGGAGACCGTCCGAAAATCGGACGCGAAAAACGCTAAAAAAAGGCGGGAAAAGGCCCGCGAAAGGTATGCGGAAAACCGGGAAAGACTGAACTTGGACACTTTGAAGAGAGGAGCCAGGAACCGTAAAAACCTATCTGACGTATATGTGCGCCAAGTAATGACAAGAAGGTCCCCACTGCTACATGCAGATATCCCCCAGGAACTTGTGGAAGCTAAACGGGTTGAACTTAAAATCAAACGCTATCTAAGGGAGCAAAGCAAATGACCACAATCACAGACATTCGGAACGACCTTATCAATGTATTTAAAGGACTCCAGAACGGCACTGTGGAGCGCAAAGACGCTGTTGAAATCAACAACACTGCGGGGAAAATCATCTCTTCTGCCAAAACTCAGCTTGCGTATGCCGCATTACGCCAGGAAAAGCCGGACATCCCTTTTCTTGACACCTCCACCAAGGAACAGATCGAGCACGAGGAGCCCTGCAAGATCGAGGGGGCAGCATGACCTACTACAACACCACCAATCTAAAAGGGGAGGAACTAGCAGCCGCACAAGCCCAGGCCCGCACCCAGGAGCAGGACGTTTACGAAATCCTATTCCTATCATCCCGGCCCCTGGGTGCGAGTGAGGTAATGGAGAGGCTGAACCACTTTAACAAACGCCCGCCCATAACATCGGTGCGGCGGGCAATATCGAACCTCAAGAAAAGCGGGCAAGTAGAGCGGGCAGATCATCAGACGATTGGCCCGTATGGCAGACGCGAATATGCGTGGACACTTAGACAGAGGGAGCAAGTGAATGTTTAACCAGTGCAATTTCATCGGAAGATTGGGGCAGGAACCCACATTTAGACATACTCCATCGGGCGTACCGGTGGCGAACTTCTCTATAGCCACATCGGAGAAATTCAAGGATCAGAGCGGACAGATCCAGGAGCGCACAGAGTGGATTGATGTGGTGGCGTGGAAGCAGCTCGCGGAAATTTGCGCGAAGTATTTGGAAAAGGGGAAATTGGTGTTTATTTCCGGCAAGTTCCAGACGCGCAAGTGGCAGGACAAGAGCGGGCAGGATCGTTACAGCACCGAAATCGTAGCGCAGACCATGAAGATGCTCGACAGCCCAGGACAGCAGAACACCGGTGCCGGACAAAATGCCGGACAATCCCAGCAGCAAAACAACGCCCAAGCCCCCGGAAATACTGGTGGTTATCACGGACAAAACACCAGCCATGGATACGCCAGCAACCCCGGACAACCTCAGCAGGCAGGCCCTTCAGGGTACGGACAGCAAAGCGGCCCCGCTGGATACGGTCAACCGCAGAATAATGCGCAGCCCGGAGGTGCACCGGAGCCACCGCCGTTTGATCCGGATGCGGAAATTCCCTTTTAGCGGATTCTAATCTAAACCCCGCAGGGGCGGCACATAGTCGCCCCTCTCTCTTTGCCCATGGAGAATGCAATGAACATTTTACATCTTATCGAACAATCGACATTAAACGCCCGCGACCACGGCTTTGACGTAACTCAGCACGAAACCCAATTACTACTCGTGGGAACCGAGATAGCCGAAGCTCTGGAGCATGTGGAGCCGGGGAATAACCAGACCATCCTTGAGGTCCGCACAATCTTCGAGCGCACAATGAAGCGCCTTGAGGACTACCGCAAGGAGGCCAAGGACTATACCGACACATCCGCCATACCCGCAGCACCTAACCGCGCGAAATATGTGGAAGAGTTGGCAGACACAATTATCCGCGTATGCAGTTACGCCGGGGGCAATGGCATGGCTATTGATCTGGCGCTGATGCTCGAAGAAAAGACCAACAAGAACAAAACCCGCCCGTATCGACACGGTAAAGGGTTTTAAAGGGGGTGGGGTATGGCAAAACCAATAGATCGTGTACTCGCCCACCTGTATGAGCGTGGGAAGATAGCAACAGCGACGGTGCAGGACATAATCGGCGCTCACAGAAAGCCGAGCGAGATGCTGGGATACCTGAGAAGGCGCGGCCACGTCATTGAAACCGACCTGCCCCGCTACGCGACAGAGTGGATCTACCGCGGACGGGAGGGGAAGCGACACGGGGTTGGGCCAGACCTGGAAACACACAAATTGCCATGTATCAGGTGCGGGACGGTAATACATGTAGAGACGTGGCCGGGAGAAAAACCCCACAAGTGGCGCAAATGTACCAAATGCTTAGAGGTGCAAGACGATTCCGCCAAGGGCGACTGGTTCAGCAAAAACGAAGAGCGCCGGAAGATAACACGGAACGCTAGAACGGTAAGGAAGTGCATACACGACCAGGGCACCGTTTACCGCCCCGGAGATGAGGGTTTTGAAGAACGCGCCCGCCAGTGTGTGCCGCCGAAGCAGATCCCCAGCAGGGTGACGGACAAGTTACAAAACGTGAGTTTCACTATTAAGTTTTAGGAGGTAAGCATTGAAGATTGCTGTACTTAAAGAGGCAGGGCTGGATGAGGCATTGCTGGGTCTGAGTCTGAATAAAAACCAACCACTTGAT